CTTTCTCAGATGCCGGCGGCTGGACGTTGGATGACATGGCGCGCCATGCTTGGGAGAACGGGTATTTCCCACACAATCCCGACCGCCCGTCGATTGATGAGTTTCTTGAGGCGCTGGCCGACGATTTTCACAAGGTCCGCGCCGTGGTCAAGGCTGGGGACGAGGACGCCTTCCGCTTGCATCAATATGTGCTGCAGCTTGATGCTGATCTGGCGCGCGCTGGCGTTCACACGGATGGCAAGCCGGCTCGGTTCTCCACCTCAGAAGAGCTGAAGGGCGCCGTTGAGCGCGTTTACAAGGCGCTGGACGCTGAGGCCGATATCAAGATTGCGGTGCTCAAACAGAAGCTTTCCGAGCGGGAGGCCGCGACCCGCCTAGATCGCGAAAGCCGGTTTCTTGATGATCCGAAGGAGCTCGGCCGCGGCATTGCAGACGAGGTGTTCGACACGCTGACCGGAAGGTCTGGCGGGGTTCGGCCCGACTTCATCACTATCAAGGCGCGCGGCCCGCTCAAGGAGCGAACGTTCAATATCCACGATCTGTTTCAGGCTTCCAACGGTCGCTCGGTTGAGGACTATTTGGAGCATGATGTCGAGCACGTCGCGCGCCGCTATACGCGAGTGATGGGCGCTGACGTGGAGTTGGCGCGCAAGTTTGGCTCCGTTGATATGGCTGACCAGATTGCGCAGATCCGGGAGGATTACAAAAACCTTCGGGCTGGCATTACGGATGAGAAGCAACTGACCAAGCTTGCAGACCGTGAAAAGGCCGACATTTCCGACCTGGAAGCTGTGCGCGATATGCTGCGCGGCACTAACCCAGGATCTCCAGTCGAGGCGAACTATTCTCGCATCGTTCGTATGGTGAACCATTTCAACTACCTGCGATCGATGGGGGAGGTGGCGATTGCGTCCCTAACGGAAACCGTTAGGCCTGCGATGGTTCACGGCCTGATGCCGTACATGGAGACGCTGGCCCAGACCCTGACTAGCTTGAAGGGCGTCAAGGCGTCGGTCAAGGAAGCCCAACTTGCCGGCGTCGTGACTGAGCGTGTGCTTGGCACGCGGCTTGCCACTCTCTCGGAGATCATCGACCCCTACGCCTCGCGCGGCCCGGTCGAGGCCTTCCTTGAGAACATGACCAACGTCGCCTCGCGCTGGAACGGCATTCGGCTGTTGACCGACATGCAGAAGTCCATTGCGGCGGTTATGACGCAGAACCGCATTCTGAACGGCTCGGCCAAGTTTGCCGAGATCGGCCAGAAGGAAAAGGCGTATCTCGCCTATCTCGGCATTGACCAGAGCATGGCTGAGCGCATTGCCGCCCAGTTTGCCGAGCACGGCGAAACCGTCGACAAGGTCCGCGTCGCCAATCACGAGAATTGGACGGACGAGGTAGCGGCGCGCACCTATCGCGCGGCGGTGTCAAAGGACGTGGATTCGATCATCACGACAAAGGGCGTTGCGGATACGCCGCTATTTGCCAACACGCCAACGGGCCGCGCCATGTTGCAGTTCAAATCCTTTGCGCTGGCGTCGCATCAGCGGGTGCTTCTGCGCGGCCTTCAGGAGGGCCAAGCGCGTTTCGTCGGCGGCATCATTGCCATGACGACCATCGGCATGATGGCGACCTGGCTGAAGGAGGTTTCTGGCAACCGCACCAGCGATCCCGAATTCGGCAAGAACCCTGGCTGGTGGATTGCCGAAGGTTTCGACAAGGCCGGCATATTTTCGGTCCCGACCGAGCTCGCAAATATGTTCGAGAAGGCCACGGGCTTTAACCCTATCAAGACGCCGATGAAGGCGTTCGACGAGGGATCGGCTATATCGCAGAAGAACCAAAACCGTAGCCTCATCGGCTCGATTGTCGGGCCGACTGCCGGGACAGTTGATGACGCCACTCAGGTCATGGGCCTGCCCAAGAAACTGATCAACGGCGAGGAAGTCACGCAGGCGCAAAAGAATGCGGCTGAACGCCTTCTGCCGTTCAACAGCTATGTCGGGATGAGGCAAATGCTGCGCTACGTGATCAATCCGCAGCAGCCGAATTGAACCAGCGGTAGCCCCAGATTGCCAGATTGATCAGCGCCAGCCCTGCAAAAAGGTAAGCGATAAAGGCGTCATTTGCGTTTCCGCTGAAGCTTTCGGTCAGGTACGCGGCTAGCACTACGACAAACCAGGCAGTGCTTAGCAGAACAGCAAGTTTGGCTGATTTGCTCATCTTAGCGCGGTCTCGCCAATCTGCATCAGCGTAACAACAATAGCGACGGCGGCGATGACCAGCATCGCCACGGCTGTCTGACGGCCAATGAAGTTCAAACGCATCAGCGTCCCTACCACCACACCACTAGACTCTCAAGCCCCCTAAGCCGAGGCCGAATGACCATTTCCAGCCAAACTACCCGCGTCAGCTATATTGGCGACGGCTCAACGACCGCATTCAGCGTGCCGTTCTATTTTCAGGCAAATGCCGATTTGACGGTCTATCTGCTGAGTGCTTCTGGAGTGAAGACGCTCCAGGTGCTTGGCACGGACTATACCCTGACCGGAGCTGGAATTGCATCAGGCGGAACGTGTACGTTCGCGGCTGCACCGACGGCTACGACCGGCGCCTCGATTCTGATCTATCGCGACCCGCCGGCTACGCAGACGACCTCCTATAATAACAACGATCCGTTCCCGGCGAAGAGCCACGAAAACGCGCTCGACAAGCTGACGATGCTTATACAGCGGCTCAAGGAGCGCGTCGGCCGGTCTGCTATCCTATCTGAATTCTCCACCTTCTCTGGTCTGACTCTTCCGGACCCTGAAGCCGGGAAATACCTGAAGTGGAAGCAGGACAATTCTGGGCTGGAGAATAGTTCGGAGGTTACGTTCTCTCCGAATAGCTATCCAATTGCCACGCAATCGGAGGCCGAGGCGGGCACGTCGAACACGGTCCTGATGACGCCACTGCGATGGGCTCAGGCTCTCACCAATAAGCTTGCTACCCAGGCCGCTGCGCTTGCTGGAACTGACAACACTACCGTCATGACGCCGCTTCGCACGCAGCAGGCGTTGAATAGTGCCTTCGGCTCTCCGCTGGAAAGCATAGTAGGAATTAGCCCGCTAGGCGGGCGGCTCACGCTCACATCAGCAACTCCGGTCACGACTGCTGACGTTGCCGCGGCTACATCAATCTACTATACCCCGCATGTTAGTTCTTGGGTGCGCATTTATAACGGCACAACTGATGTTCTGACGCAGTTCACGGAAACAGCGCTTGCACTCGATAGCAGCTCTGGCCATACAGGCTATCATCAGTCCGGCAAAAATTTTGATTGCTTCGTTGCCCTGAACAGCAGCACGTTTGTCCTTGGTACTGGTCCGGCATGGTCCTCGGATACTGCACGCGGCACTGGTGCAGGTACGACTGAAATCGAGTTTTATAACGGCCTGTGGCGCAACAAGAACGACATCACACTACGCATCGGAACGGCGTCTGGCAACACGGTATTAATTCCGGCACGGCAGGCAACGCTTGTCGGCTCCTTTAGGGCCACGGCGGATGGCCAGGCTTCGGATACTGTGTTGCGTAGGCTACTTTCCAATGCCTACAATCCTGTGCCTCGCTTTATGTTTGCTAATGCAGAGACGCTTGGGACGACGTGGACCTATACCCTGCTGACGTGGCGCCAGGTACATGCCAATACGTCCAACAAGGTTGAATTTCTGCAATGCCTGCCCGGTGGTCCGGTCGAGTCAGTGGCGAACTCCCAAGCCGCCAACAGCGCGGGGTCAGCCACCTTCTATGTCGGCATAGGCGTCAACTCGACCACAGTCAACAGCGCAAAGGGAGGGCTTCTCTCGACCGTAGCGGCTGGTCTGGTGAGCATGGGGTATGCTGACTATTCCGGCTTCGCCTCGCTCGGGTACACCTACCTTGCATGGCTTGAGATTTCCGCGGTTGCGGGCACGACCTCTTGGTATGCGGGCGACTCGGCTGCTGCCGCCGTCTTTACTTGCGGCATTCGCGCGAAGGTCTGGAACTGATGCAAATCTTCAGTCTCACCGGAGCGCCTGATCCGTACACGATGCCGGAGACGAACGACCCGAACAATGCTTGGGGACGCACGTCTTATCGCACTCTCGTCACACCGCAGGGACTTCAAGCTGGTGAAAATACTGCTGTATGGCTCTCACTCGGCCAGTCGACAACGGCGAACCATGATCAGGTGACTTACAGCGCCACCAACTCAAAATCCCAGAATTTCAATACCTACGACGGAGCGATTTACTCGGGCGACTCTCCGCTGCTTGGATGCTCTGGCCTAAGCGGAAACTGGATGCCGCGCTGCTCTGACAAGATGCTAACGGCAGGCATGTTTCAGCGTGTTATCATGGTTCCTACTGCCGTTGGTGGCACCGTAATCAGTCAGTGGCGTCCTACCGGGGGTGCGATGTGGCAGCGAGTGCTGGCTGCGAAAGCGCGCCTCGATTACAGAGGGCTGACGCCTACATTCATTACATGGATGCAGGGGGAGAGTGATCAAACCTATGCTACTTCACAGGCATCATACTCAGCCAGCTTTGCGGACATTGTCTCTGGGCTTCGCAGTATTGGCTACAATATGCCAATCTTCATCTCTCAAACGACTTACAATGGTTCGACGTCCTACGCGCCAGTTCGCGCTGCGCAGGCTGCCGCTGTTAACAATTCCGCTGGTATATATGCTGGTCCAGACACTGACTCCTTGTCTGATCCGTCGTATCGTTTCGGTGCTCACTGGAGCGCCACGGGTTCAGATGCTGTAGCTAGTCTTTGGAAGACGGCTATTGATGCGGTGTTCTGACGATCAAATCGAGAAGTTGTGGATGTGGTCGTCGTTCTCGCCTGCCTTAGCTCTACGAATTTGCCAGCGACCACCAATCCAACGCCTCATCTTATTGTAGCGATACGTGTGCCATTCGCCATTTCGGATATGGCGATAGTGCCAGATAGAGACCGCCGCAAAGGCGGCGACCAGCGTGGCAGTGAGAAGACCCATTAGGAGATTCATGGGTCTGATTTACCATCACAACCCCCGATAGATCAACGGCAGCCGAAAGGATTAGCCAATGAGCGAACCCGCGTCTATTCGCTACAAAAATCCCGGCGCCATGTGGGGAGGCTCTGGCCTCGCGAAGAAATGGGGTGCTTTGCAGACCGTTGGCCTTAATGACGGGCTCGGGCAGGGCAACAACATCGCCGTTTTCCCGACGTTCGTTAAGGGGGCCGCGGCTCAGTTCGACCTCTGGCACTCGTCAAAGCGGTACAACAACAAGCGCCTTCAGGATGCGATTCACACTTGGTCGGGCGGCAATTGGGTCTCGTCCTATGTGGCCTTCCTGACCAAGCGCGTTCCGGGCCTGACGCCGGAAACCATCATTGACGATACGTTCCTATCCTCCGAGCGCGGCCTTGCGATGATGAAGGCGCAGGCTTGGCACGAAGCCGGTCGGGAATACCCGATGACGGATGCACAATGGCGGGAGGCCCAAGCGCTCGTTTTCAAGCCCAAGACCTCGGCCGCCAGGAAGGCTGGCCCTGTTGTGGCTGGTGGTGCCGCTGCTGGCGCCGCGCATCAGGCCGGATTCTCTATCTGGGCGATCATCGCAATCGGCGTTGTGGTCGCCGCTGTCACCGCATTTGCAATCTGGAGATCGAAGGAATGAGCGACGTCTGGAGCAAGGTCAAAGCCGCGGCTGCCTGGATCTGGCACTGGATCACGGTCATCGTCGCAACGATCACTGGTTTTCTGGCCGTCGCCGTCAATTACATCGACCAGGTGACGGGGCTGGATCTTACCCAGATCATGACCAAGGAGCGCGCTGCGGAAGTCATGTTCTGGACGGCCATCACCAAAATGGCCGTGTCGTCCTACAATGCATGGAAGGCCAAAGCCTGATGTTCGGGCTCGGTGCCTTCCTAAGTGCCTTGGCGCCGTTCGCCAGCGCTCTAGTGACGGCTTGGAATAAGTCCAAAGACGTTTCGATCGCCGCTATCCAGTCCGCAGGCGGCATTGCCGCTGCGCAAGCTCAGGCCATGACGGCATGGATCGGCCATCCGCTCTCGCCGCCATCCATCATGTGCTACGGCCTCGCCGGCTGGTTCTTCAAGGCGGCGTTTCTGGACAAGGTGGTTGGTCCGGCGCTGGGCTACCAGTGGCATACCGATCCGCTCTCTGGCGATCTCAAAGACATCGCCATGATTGTCGCGTCCGGCATGTTCTTCTCCGGCATAGCCAACATCATCAAACGATAGCGGGCTCCCGTGGGCGCGCTAACGCTCACGAAAGCCCTAACCGATGCTTGGTCGCGAAACCAAGCTCCGGCTGGGAATAGTCCTACCGGCAACTCGTTAACAAGGGACTGAGTAGGACGGTGCCAGACAAGACAGAAACGACGATCCTTCTGGATATTTACGAACGGCTGGGGGCGATTGAGAACGAACTAAAGACTCTTATCAAGGACCGTGACGCGATGGACAAAGATCTTAATGCGCTGAAGGACTTCAAGCAGCGCATCGGAGCTTACATCGTAGTCGGCGGCGGCATTGTTTCAGGGGCTCTGGTCATCGTGATCGAGGGCGCCAAGTTCCTTTTAGATCGCATTTTCCCGGTTCACTGACATGATCTCCATCATCGCCATCCTGTGCAGCCTGTCATCTCCGACAGACTGCCACGAACAGACCGTCACCACCTCAGACTTTGAAAACATCTCCCTGCAATCCTGCCTGATGGGCGCTCCGCAGCTCGCAGAGTGGATGAAGGACCATCCTGGGCAAAGGCTGGCTCGGTGGAAGTGCGTCATTGGGAAAATGGCGAGGGGAGCTTAGCGCTTGGCGGCGAAACTCCTCTTTATGGATATCGAGACCGCTCCGATTTTGATGACTTCGTGGTCGATGCGACCACCCTACGCAGGCGCGGTCTGGGTTGAACGTGACACCTTTATCCTCATGTTCAGCTACAAATGGGCGCACGAAAAACAGGTCAAGACTGTCTGCCTTCCTGATTTTCCTGGCTATAAGCGCCGCAAACATGACGATAAGGCTCTTTGCGGCGTACTTCATAATTTGCTGGACGAGGCGGACATTATCTGCGCCCACAACGGCGACGCCTTCGACATCAAGAAGATCAACAGCCGGCTCATCGTCAACGGCTTCCGGCCGCCAAGCCCATACAAGACAATCGACACCCTGAAGATTGCCCGCCGCGTCTTCAAGTTCGACAGCAACAAGCTGGACAATATCGGCCGGTATCTCGGGGAGGGGCGCAAGATCCCGAACACGGGCGCGGCTCTGTGGCGCGGGTGCGTCGAGGGCGACGAAGTGTCGTGGCGCACCATGCGCCGCTACGGCAAGCAGGATACGGCGCTTCTGGCGAACGCCTATGAGAGGTTGAGGTCTTGGGCTCCGAACCATCCGAACCTGAACCTCTACAAGGCGTATCAGGACAAGGTTGGCTGCCCGACCTGTGGAAGCGAGCACGTTCAGCGCCGCGGCGTCTCTGTGAAGAAGTCATACAAGTATTATCGCTTCCAATGCACTGATTGCGGCGGTTGGTTCTCGGGGATGAAGGTATGAAGCCGCTCCCGCTTAGCCCGGAATTGCTGGCTTACGCCTATGACTACCTGATGTGCCTGCCACCGTTCGACAAGCTGAACATGCCGCCTTCGGACGACATTAAGTTTCGGGTGATCAGGTCAACCAAGATGTTCGCGCGCTACTTCATCGAAGGCGGCGTGCATCACATCGATGTGTCTAACAAAATGGTGGGTAGTCACATCGTATTACTCTCGACTATTGCGCATGAGTCAATCCATCTGCATCTTGCAGAGATTGATGCGTGCGATTTGCACGGGCCTACGTTTCAAGCGATGGCCGACAAGGTGTGTTCAATCCATGGTTTCGATAGGCTGACGTTCTGATGACGCTTGAAGGTATCTACCACTACGTTCCGAACGGTTTTGTTTATCTCTGGGAGAAGGCTGGATGGAAGGCGCTGCCGGCGTTGCAGGGAACAGGGCACGGCGAATACTCAACGCTGATGAAGTGGGAGGGGCAGGGGGAAATGGTCCGCCCTACGATGGAGGACGCCGCGTGAAGCTCGCGCAGGCCGTCATATCCAGAACGACTGACGGGCGCTGGAAGATCTTCGCGCAGTCCGACAACCAGGTCGAGACAATGCTGATCGGTGATCTCGAAACGATCATCGCTGAACTACGAGAATACAGCCGCTCCGATTGGGAGCAGCGTAGCTAACCATCAACACAACCCGACCTGACCAGCGCCCCTTGCGGGCGCTTTTTGCTGCTTGGAGCGAACTGAATGGCTTTTGGAAAACTAGGAACAAGGGGCGGCTTTGGGTCCGCTGGTGTCCTTGGGGGAGCAAGCTACTCCCCCTTGACGGCGCTCGGTACGGACCTGATCGCGTGGTGGGACGCTGACCCCAAGTATTGGGGTTCAAAAGGCAACATTACCGTCTCGACCGGCGTGTCTTCCTGGAAAGATATCGTTGCTGGATATGACGCCACTCAAGGAACGGGATCTGCACAACCGGCTTATTCGTCGTCGTCGTTCGGGGGGTCTTACGGCGTTTCGCCCGATGGCATTGATGACTGCCTGACCTGCACGGATGCGGCGCTGTTGGCCGCATTGCCATCCGGGTCTGCCGGTGGCGAGCTATGGTGCGTTATTCAGCAAGATCTCCCCGGCTCGACGGCCGGCGCAACTGCCGCGCTCGGTTATGGCGGCGCATCGTCGGCAGTTGCGCGGCGCCTGGGGCGGAACAGTGTTGGCGGTGTAAATCGCGGGAACGTCAATATCGGAGATGGAGCGGTCGCCAACAGCTTGAACGGTGCAAACGTCACTCTCTCCACCCGACATGTAATGCGGGCAGTTTTTAGCCCGACTGCTACCAACCTCTATGTTGATGGGACTCTCGATGCGACCCTGAGCGTCGTGCCATCTACGACAAACAGCAGATGGCGCATGTTCGCCGCAACGCTCGCCTCTACAAGCCAGTTCTGGCAGGGGGCTGGGTGCTTGTTCATGGCAACGGCTCTTCTCTCAACTAACAAGGCGGCGGGGTTACACTCGTTCTGCCTCCAGCGAAGGAGACTCTGAAATGCAGCACTACGCAGTTATTTTCACGACAGCAGCAAACCAGAATGCTATCAACGTTGTTCTGGCACTTCTGTTTGGAGATAACCCGTCGCAAGCGGTCGAACTCTCGCGTCCAGCGGTCCCGTCGGATGGTCCGAACACGGCCGAGGCTACCTATTTCTATGGCGGACTTCCACGCACTACCGAACAAGTCGCTGTTCTCCAGGACTTGCCGAACAATATCCCGGCGGCATCATGGCCCGTCACGGGTGTTGATGGCCCGGTGACAGAGGCAGAAGCCGCCGCCGCTGCCGCTGCAATGTTCCTTTTTGTCGGGACTGCCGAGACCTACGAAACGACTCTAGCGGCCTCAACGCTGGCCGCTGCGCTGGAGGCCAAGAGCCTGCAAAAGCAGGCTGAGCCGGAGTAGTCCACTCCCTTCAAGGGACTACGCGCTCGGACTTCCGCAGCCTCATAGCGGCCGGTGTAGACCTCGATCTCGCTCATTCCCACTTCCACCCGCCGGTTCGTTCCAGCTCGCTCCGGGCGAGA